GATGAATATGATGGAGGGGATTTTTCTTTTTTTGAGGGAGGGTATGTTGTTACAAAAAAAACGGGAAGCGCTGTAGTGTTTCCCAGTAATTTCTGCTTTCCCCATTCAGTGACTCCTGTCACTAACGGAGATCGTCATGCCATTGTGACTTGGTTTCATTAATGAAAGAAAAGTATAAATATGTTAAAGACTTTATTTCTTTAGATATATGTGATTTTTTAACAACTTTTTCGTATAAGATAAAAAGCTTATTGCCAGGAGATGGTCAGATACCTCAATCTCACGCAGAACATTCAAAAGATAATGTACTTTATGCCCATTTACTAGATTTTTGTTTAGATAAAATGAAACCCAGTTGAAATTAAAACCTATATATTGTTTTAATAGGATTTATTTACCAGGGGCAGATTTAAAAAAACATACGGACAGGGAAGCTTGTGAAATAAGCGCCTCAATAACTTTAAATTATTCCTACGCTGACCCCTCATATAAGTGGCCTCTTTGTATGGGTGAAAAACCCATCGTTATAGAAAAAGGAGATGCAGTTATATATAAAGGATGTGAAATAGAACATTGGCGACCAGTGTTTAATGAGGAAAGTTCTAGTTGGCACCATCAAGCGTTTATACACTATATTGATTTAAACGGTCCCAACAAAAATATTAAAAAAGAAATTTAGGAATAATGAGGATCGTAATCGATCCAAGTTTTTGACCAATCCCAAGCCAACGCTGCTTCACTTTCAGTGAAAGTCGCTTCAGTGCCTCCCCCTGATATCCATGCATTTAGTGCATTTTCATAAGCAGTAGAATAATCAGCAGTAGCGGTTTCAATTTGTCCTTTTCTTGTCTCACCCCATGTAAGAAGATCGGCTATGGTTGTTGATCCCACAGCATCAGAAGTGGAGTTTAAGTCAACATTTCCCGTCATCTTGAGTGTGGAGACATCTTTATATTGAACTTCATTCTGACCAGGTAGCTCGTTCCAAATGATGTAATGAGTTGTCTCAGGAAGTACGACCATTGCAGTGCCTTTATCCGCCCACGTTATATGAAAACCATCTACTTCTATGGACTCATTATTTGATATTACAATTTGTGTCGCCATAATTTATCCTAGTGCTTTATGATGTAGTTAACCACCACGTATGGTGAGAATGAATTAGTTCCTGCAGCTGTTACTGATCCTGACAAAGAAGTCGTTATATTTCCCGTCAAGGTTCCAGATAAGGTGTGAGAATGGTTATGTCCAGTACCAGATCCGGCAGAATATGAAGTTCCCGATGGTGTAATGTTCTTGTTGCCACCCCCTGTCCAGCCCCATGTTACAGTAGGGGAATAAGGACCATTCAGTGGAAGTCCGTGTCCGTGTGAAGCTAATTGAGCCGTAGTAAGGGAAGTATTATCAATAGATCCCGTCACTGATACGGCTAAAGTGTCCGTACTTGACGCCGCCTGGTTGTTCGTCACGGCCACCGTCACGGTGTTCGCGCCTCCCGTTGCGGCCAAATTGTAAGTAGATCCGTCATAACCTTGAGGCGTCTTGCCTTGAAGATTAGGGACATTGAAAGTTGTAGAAGTGTCACCAGCTCCATAAGTGGTGCCTATGACAGTGAATAACTCAGCGTAAGTAGTCCTGGAAATAGCCGTTCCGTCGCATAGTACATAACCGACAGGGGCTGTTGTTTTGCCCCAAGGCTTGATTGCGCCTACTTCACTTCTGTTTGTAAAATCCTGTAAATTAGTCATTATATTTCAGCCTCCAACCATTTCCTGAATCGTAGTATACCAGAGCAACGCCTGCACTGTTAGTGGAAATTGTCATATCAGCCGCGTCTCCTTGAACTTTTTCAGCTCCTCCGTCAATAGTAATGTTATTAGTTCCCGCAGTACCGTCCCCATCAATGACTTTTACTTGCATTCCAATTGTAGGGGAGGCAGGTAAAGTTATAGTAATTGCTCCGCTTGAGCAATCACAAATAATATTATCGCCGTCTGAAGCTGTGTAAGGGGAGTCCCCAACTGCTTTTTCCACCCATGTTTCGCCCAATCCAGCTAAAGAAAAAATATCATACCAATTGGTGCCATCGGTAGCAACCATGCGAAATTTTCCATTTGTAATGGTTACCGTATTGCCTGTTGCTCCTAAACGAGCAGAAATATCTGCACCGCCAGAAATGTTGTTGTAAAGTCCGTAAGTTTTTTCTGTTGCTGGGAATTGAACAGTATGAGTCGTGGAAACGGTGCCACTGAATAGTAATGTATTATTTCTAGCTTGGTTGTTGGCTTGAGTGTCGGGTCCGTCGGCATTCGTCAAAGTGGTGGACGTTCCTGTGGTAATCGCCGGAACGGCGTAAACGCCTGCGATGGCGAATTCAAAAACCTGAGAAAAGTTGTTATTGGTAATGGTTCCCCATGTACCTGAATTTGTTCCTGTGGTTTGTAGTTCTGTTCTAAGACCTGTCGAATACGTTACCATTTAATCTCCTAATACCTTTTTTTAATGATTTTATGCAGCCTTGTCAACTTCTACCCAAACGGCTGTTTGCGAGTCATCCACTTCCGACCAGAAGGTTCCTCGTAAGTCTCCTGTACTACTTGTAGCAGAAACTCCTGATGCTGTAAAGACAACATCTATCTTAACTTGCGCAACTCCTGTTGCTGAAGTTAGTAAATTTCCCGTAGCCGCGTAACTAGATTCTTGCCCTGCATCACCAATAGCACTTGTCATAGCTTGGCCGGTGACGGTTATATCAAAATCCGCCGATGCTATTGGAACACCAATATTTGATTGCATTCCCAGGTCAGTCCCAGTGGCCTCCACATCAACATCAATGTTAATGGTTTCTTCCCCTAGAGAGGAAGTCAATCCCGCCGCTGTCAGCGTAACATTACAGTCCGCTGTAATGGTGGATGATCCCAAGGATCCCGTTAATACTGTTCCCGTTGGATAAACACCTGGACTGATGGCTATTAGCACCTCACCAGTACTTGCATCAAGTTCCGGCTCTGAAGCTGCGACAACGGTTATTTCCGCGCCAGCAGTGATTGAGAAGGTCCCAATGCCTGTGTCGGCTTGAACGCCTGTTACAAAAATAGAAGTAAGAACATCGCCTACGCTAGAAGTCAGTCCCGCCGCTGTAATGGTTGGAGCCACATCCCCTTGGAATGTCATATCTCCAGTGCTTGTTGTCGCACTAGCTCCCGTTAACGCATATTCACTTTCTAAAGTTCCCCAAAGATTATCCCCCCATCCAATCTCAATTCCAGTTCCTTGGTTATAGCCTCGACCCCATCCTGATTGGTAGGCAGTATGTACGCTTTCATCCCCCAAGGATAAAGTAAGACCATTAGCCGTAGGACTAACATCCGCATTAGCGGCAGTCGTTACATCATTGGTATTGGAAGTGAGTGTTTCTGCTTGTACGACAGTAACATTAGCAATGCCTTCTGCGGTGGCATCACCAGCAGTAGACGTACCATAGACGCCGGAAAGCGTAATGTTGCAATCACCCGTAATAGCGGGCGCTGCAGCGCTTGACGTAAGGCCGTCACCTGTCGCGGCAACGGGTGCGTATTCTCCCCACGCGCCACTGCCCCAAGTCTCTCGGCCCCATCCTTGTAGAGAGGCCATGATTTATTCTCCTTATGCGATCCTTAAAATTGCAGCAGTCGCTTCAGCCGCAGGAAACGTAATTGTAAATGTTCCTGAAGTCGAAGTTTTAACTCCACCAAAATCTAAAACACAGCAAGCAGCATTGGTCGTTAAACCAGTTACCGTGGAACTATTATAAATCACAGCAGCCTGTGCAGAAATAGTCGCACTGGTAAATGAAAGATCGGGTGAAAAATCACAAACAGCAGTATCCGTGGATAACACTGGAGTCACCGATGTCAATGCTCCACCACCGGCTGAATAAGTGCCTGATGCACCTACCTCGTCGGGTGTGTCGTAGATAGTAGTTGATTTACTTAAAGTCGCTTCACTATCAAAAAGCGCCAATTTAAAAGTGTTCCCTGTCGATGCAGTAAAATCATGCAATGCTTTCAGGATCTCCACTTTAAAACTGTTACAAACAGCTTGTACTATAGCCATAATAACCTCCTTTAGGGGTTCCTTGATTCGAGAGGGACACGAATGACACCGTCTCTATATTCATCTCTACGATCCCGCCCCATCTCATACGTGGCAAGATCCTGTACAGATTGATTATATTTTTGATCATATAGTTGTATCATATCTGTCGGACCTTTCAAGTATCCAAGTCCTTCTAATATACAACCATACAATAGCACGTTGGGAGCATTTTGACTGATCCACGTGGAAGTATTGGAAGCCGATAATGTATCAGGCATCCTTAGATATGCAAGTTCAACAGCTATGTTGGCACTTGGTGTTGGCGCAATATAATGCGTGTCTTGATCCCAATCAGCATAGTACTTAGGAGTACCCGTTGCTGTTCTATCAGGCCAGTACTCTGTCATAAATGAAATATCCTTCTGTAGCAAGGTTGTTCTTACATCCGCAACAACAATTTGAAGATATCGGGTCGCTCTCCAGTCTCCTGGAAGGGAAAGAAAAGCGATATCTTGGGTTAAATTAGCCGTGTCATATTTACGGTAATAACTGAGATCCACTTCCTTAAATATTTTATTTTCAACATTAACAATGAATGTATTAATGACCGCATCCGAAAGTACATCACTGGAAGTTTCCGTGTAATTTCTTACATTAGTTAATAAATCAGAATAATCGGTCATGTTGTGGTTACCGTAACATTTCCTACAAAGCTATGCAACCTTGTGGGTTGATTAGGTCGTTGAACACTTAGTGGCTGCATACTTCTGACGAATCCTGGATAAGACACTCCATTGGCATGGTAGAGAGTCACTGATTCCTCCAATGTTTGAAAACCATTAACTGTGGTTCCATCTCCCACTCCATCATACACTCCACTTAACACTGACTGATTATTAGCCTTGCGTACATTAGTATAACCCACAAAAACTGTAGCATTAGCAATTTGAGGCTTTGCATGCTGTAGTGCCTGAGGATCGGTGGGATGGTATCTGGGGTCTAATTGAGGCTGTTTAGGTTCATATTCACTGTAATGAACCCATGATCCCGTCCATTCCTTAACCATTTCATTATAAGGAAACGCCAAACCTGATCGATCTGAAATTCGTAATGCAAATTTTCCTGACGCGTATCTAGCCATAATTTTTCCTTAAATAAGATAGTTCCATTCGGGAGTAAAACTAAAATCAGATGTCTCCCTATCGGTATCAGCCGCTCGTTTAAACTCTTCTTCATAAATTTGTTTTAATAATTGAATTCTGTCAGGGGCGTATTTCATTGCCAGGTAATACGCTAGTCCTGCCGTCATACATGGAATAAAACGAAATGGAACTTGTGCATTATTGGTATAATCCCCAGCATCAAACATACGGACTAATGCATAATACACCATTGTATACGCTGTATCAGCCGCTGGATATAAATACAAAGTAGGGTTAATTGTTCTTTCCAGATAATATTGTGTTGGTCTTCCAGTCGTTGATTTAACTGTATACCCAAAATATACATCTCTTCCTATGCGAGTTACCGCATAATCACTAGTTGTCCCTCCTGATGTCTGTTGCATTACCATATCGGTAATGTCAATTATCTGCGCACTATCTCCTGCTGTAGATCCAAATAAATCCGTACCACTAAGACTATTAACGTTCGCCGCTACTGTTTTAGATTGTCTTTGAATAGTCCAAAGATTAAGTCCTCTGTTAGCCCAATCAGCGAAAATAATATTTAATGAACGTCGTGCGGTTTTTATTTCGTAACCTGTACGATCTTGTAAACCGCACCGTTCAAAAGCTTCTTCAACAATATCATCTATTGCTAAGTCAAAGCTCGCTGTAGAGGCATAAGTAGGCATCGATTATCTTATTATCGCACCACCACCACGCTTTGCAGCGCCCATGGATCCACCTTTTTTCTTATTGATAATGCCTTTTCCTTTTCCTCCGCCCCATTTTCCATAGGACTCATCTCTACTTGCTTTTAGTTGTTTTTTAGTACGAGGTTTTCTAACCCTCATTGCTATAGACTCGTCTTTACGGTCTTTATATCCTTGTGCCATATTAGCCTCCTTGCCGATGGTATTTTTTCCAGGTTCTCCGCTTATGCTTATTCTTAGGCTTTGACCTAGGGGATCTTCCTATACTAGTCCTTTTTTTGATTGGTGTAAAGTACGTTGAACGAGTGAATATCTGAACCACTGTAATTATTTACTATTCCATTTTTCCTTGGATCTAAGTGTCCATCTTTCAAAAGCTTCCTTGCTTATTTTCTTCTTTACCATCTTCGCCCCTTCTGGGATCTCCGTATGCAATGTCAGGATTTCCCCGTCATCACTCAGTTCCACCAACGCAGGACCGCAGAATGCGTCCTTTGTATAATCTGTTTCTTTTTTCTTGAGTATTCTCACTTCCTTCATGCATGAGGACAGTGATTCCATTGGAACATACTGCGTCATTCTATGCTCCTGATCGTTCATATTACCGAATATAAACATAACGATGACGCTAATTACTTCCATTTGATTCCCTCAATTTATCCTTGAGCTTCTCCACGTCATTAAGCAATCGCTCTATGTCCTGCTGCGCTCTCTTTATGTTCACGGAATTTGACATCATTGACTCCATATCAGACTGCATAGACTCAATTTGAGAACTAAGAAATTCTATGAGAAGGTCCTGCTGAGCAT